CCCGTTTCCTTATCATAGCCATCGTGGAATATTTCATTGGTGCTTTGCTCGAAGTGACAGGAACCCATGTCCAAACCAGCCACCATGTCAAACTCAATCGGAAAGCGCATGAGTAAGTACGACACTGGCAAGAAAAACATACGAAACCCAACATTAATACTTCCAGGTAGATTGGATACAAGCCGGGATTTCACCTTAACTTTCAAGCCATCAACTGAATGAAAGATATTTCTAATCTTTTGATCCTCAAAAGGCTTGCACGCCAAAAGAGCCCGAGCTTTATCTGGGCCAATAACAGACGAATAAAAAGACAAGGCGTCAGGATGACTAGAATAAGTGAACTTCTCAGATGGTCCTGTTACTGGGTAGCATTCTCGTTTGGTAAAACAGGTCATAACTTGGTTTTCAGGCAACACCCCACAAGTTAAACAATAAAGAGCAGCAGTAAAAGCCTCCCATGCGGCCTCAGCCCCTTCAAGAATCATGAGTTCGCGATCTTCAGTTATCTCATAAACATCCCTCTTGTTGGAGCCCGTCATAGGCTTGTTGTTCGAACCCCATGAACTAGCATGGTCCATCTTTGGCATTATAACCTCGCCATCTTTATCCACGACCCCAGTGAACTGTTCATCCACAGTTGCGTGGAGGAGCTTGATCATGTGGTCGTGGGGAAAGTTCTTGTCATTCAGGATGGCGGAAGTAATGTCGATATAATGACTCAACAGACGAGATGAGGCTTCCTTTATGAGAGGGGGTGGAATGTAAGCATGTATCATACTCTTAGCCACTTCTTTACCCAATCCCATTGAAGTTTTACTACCATCGCTGGTTTCCTCACCAGGTCCAACCATACCAAATATAAGGTCGCCACCAAACGTTTCGTGAGGTTTTTCATCAGCCCAAGGGGCAACACCCAAATGCAAAAGCTCAGGATAAAAGAACACGTCATTATCTGAGCCTATAATGGGATAAATTCCACGAACCCCACTGTGACTTGGGTAAATGCCCATCACTTTCTTTTCCTCAAATGTCGGTAATGAGGCATAAATGCCAGATTTGGAACCAGAATACTTGAACATTTCTGTGTCTCGGGCCACATTTTCACAATCTTCTTTACCAGGCATATAATCACGAAAGTCCACAATACCCCTACCATAACGAATATTGCTCCGCGATCTCTTGACTGATTCCATCAATTTGGCTTCATGTCCGGGCTCATCAAACCCCTCGCAAACAACGTTCATATGGCCAACAAAGCCGGCGGAAAACGAACCCAAACTAGTGCTACTAACCCCTCTACCTGATAAAGGAATGCTGTGTAGCTGCGCATGGGACTCGCGCATAAAGCTTTCAGTTAATGTCACGTATGTCTCGTATTCACGCGTGACCCCGTCAGAGGAGCTGGGGGTAATCTTGCCTATATAAAATCCTATGGTTGGGTGTTTATTGTTGGCGCTCAAAACACATGGAAGGCCACACTCCCCACATTTACGCTCGTATTGGCCAGGCGCTGACAGTCTTGCGAGGCACTCCATGACAGGCGCTCCCTGTAAATGAGACTTGACGTAACGATTATGTGGAAAACAAGTTGCCTCTTCACCATGTAATCTCAAATCCTTATGATCGTTAATAAATGTAACATTCTCAACCACATCCCACTTGCCATCAGCAATATATTTCCTAAAATAGGAAGCTTTAACTTGAACAGGCGAAGAAGGTGGCGATTTGTAATAACAATCCAAAGGCTTCAAAGAAAACACCCCCACGGCGTGGTAAACGCGACACAAATCAGAGACTTCAGAAAAAGCAACAGTTTTATCAGAAATCTTTATTGCATGATCTACCCAAGCACCAACTTTGGTTTTGTTGTTCGTGGTATAAACCGACATGGTAAGGTCGAGGCCCTTTGCCAAATCAATTTGTGCGAACGCATGTGATGGCAAGACGAAGGTGGATGAATCTACCAAAATGGCATACATATCCATGACCTGGCAAGCTGCATTCTTCCATTTGACTTTGCAAATGCGAGACATAGTGTCGCTAGGGTTCATACCTGCCAAAGATTGTATCAAAGCTTTTGGAGTACGACCATGAGATCCTATAGTGACATTACTCTGATTATGAATGGATGCTGCGGTATTTAACGTCTTCAAGTCATTATCATCCCAATAAGCTTTACCAGTGGGTATATCAGAAGCCACACCATGAGGCTCAAAATCACCCGGGTCTTTCTCTCCCTTGTTGAGTACCGTCTTGCAAATGAGGTACAAGGCTCCACCTCCTATGGCGCCTGCCAAGCCAGTCAGTATAGCCTTTTTCAGAAAGGGATTTATGTCCTTGAAACGGCTAGCTCTGGCTTGCTCCCTCAACTTCGTCAAGAACTTGTGGAATGACCATTTCCATTCGTCAACAGAAGCGAGCAAGTACATAGGACGTGCCTGACCACTATGGCGCCACCATACGTCAGGATCGGCCCATTCTGGGCAATCCACTACCTGGTTGTTATGCCTAATCAATCTCCTGTAAGCCTCCTCACTGTAATGGGACTCACCACTAGTGCGGTAGTGCTCTCTCACACGATTGGAATAACGCGTGCCGTACCATGTAGCTCGAACATTGGGTAAAGTAAGCTCATCAGGTCTTTCCTCAGGAAAGGGGAGATCACTGTCACCAGGAAAATTCTTCCACACTCCATAATGGAGCTTCTCAAGTTGCCTACCATCATAAGTGTCAATGAGGGATTCCCAGGGTGCCCTATACACTGCTTGATACAGAGCGGCTTCTCCACATGTCAAGGATGTATCCAAATGATAGGGCCACACCAAGCCCCTAGTGCGGTACCTAGCATCTTCAAAAGCTCTACGCACATCGAGGCACACTCTGGTAGCGTTAACTTGCCTGCACAATCGACAACTATGATCATGATAGGTAGTTTTGTGACCATTAGCCCTAATCAGACAAACTCCAACGCAACAGCCATTGTGAGACGTGACCAACCTATTATTGTCAAAGTTTGGTTGGTTATCAGGCACAAAACCACTGGCTGTTTGCCAAACGTGCCCTGTCCGATGCCTGAGACCCGCTCCTATGGCCTCAGCAACGATCATAGACGATTCTTCTTTGGGCTGAGCAACTAAAATTTCCGCATCATGATCGTTCTCACCACCGGCAGCAGGAACAAAAGCAGTCACATCAGTGTCTGTCACAGCAACAGGAATGGTAAAATACTGAGAAATCGGACGAATGAAATCCTCACACTTGTAATTGGAGCCAGGGCTTGAAACAAGGTCCTTACAATTCTTGACAGAAGACACATTAGTCTTGCTCCACGTCAGTGCGGCGACAAAATCAGTGATGTACCTATCGCGTCCGAACGAATAATAGTGGAACATATCAGAAGCAGAATCCGGGGCACTGGCCTGGGCTTTGCACATTTCCAACAATTTACCCGCATTGCTGACGGCGCAGTCAGACGAGAAATACTTCTTGATCAAATCATCATACTGAACAGGCGGTACATTGTTTCCAGACAAAGGCTCATCCTTACTCGGCCAGTCTAGCAGTGCATAAAGAATCCACAGCTTGATGAGTGAGAGGAGAGTGGCCTGGGGAGCAAACGCTTCAGGTGGCTTCATAGTCCTGGCTTGAGAAGCAATCCTCGAAATCAATGGCACTCCATTACAATCAACCCCACAAGCATAACCGGACATGTGCAACATGCGGATTGTGACATTCTTGGAATCCTCAGGTCCCGGTGCATCGGCAGCTATTCGCTCCAAATCCGCCACACTGGGAGTAAAAACAAGATACCTGAGAAGTAAAAAGTAAGCATGAGACAAAGAAAAACCTGGATCAAACTGCTCCTGCCACCAAGACTCTAAAGAAGCAGGTGACTGCCTGACGGAACCAGCCGAAATCTTCAACAAATGGTCAAGTGAAGCAGGCTCTATAAAAGCGCCAGTGCGTTCGGCGAAAGCCCATTTCTCACCAATTACATGTGCATCCAACAGAGAACTAAAATCCAACTCCCGAAAAACCGTCCTAGTCACAGGGCGCAAAGTTGGAGAATGAACCATCACTTTGAAAAGGTCTAGAACCTTATCATTTATCTTGTGCATACCACACAAAACAGACCGCTCTTCAAACTTAGCATATTTATCATGAACAAGGATTTCACCCGGTTTATCACGCAATACGGGGCACAACACAGCCAAATTGCCAGTGTACGGATTGAACTCGTGAGGTCCGGCACACTTGCAGCACTGAGAAAGAGTGATGCCATTGTCACAAAGGCAACGCCCCATCTGGGCCTTCAAGCGTGACTTAGTAACCGCCTGACGCCACTGGCTAAAGCTTTCCTCATATTTGGCATTCACAAAATCAGTGATGTAGCAATAAAATGCATTGATAGTGAGATTGGTCAATACCAAATCTTGGCCCTTTTTGAAGGAAACCTTGGCACTGCCGACGCCAAAAGATTGGTCTTCAACAAAAGTATAAGTAACCTGAGTTCTTTGAACCTCCTCACCTGCCACCCATTCACCGGAAGCATGAGCCATTCTTTCAAAAGTATAAACCGACACACGGTTGTAAATTTGAGAAGAACCGGATGAATTCTTAGCACCTTTCACCACACGATCGTGGACATTAAGTTTGCCAGCTGAATCAGCATAGCCCTGATCTAACTTCCACTCAATAAACATGGTGCGTCTTACTGCTGCTGGAAAATTGACGGCCAAATCTTGCAATCCAGCATCGCTTCTGTTCTCAGAGTAAAAACCGGCAATGATCCTGTCTCTATTGTCCCCCTTGACACCGTCCCCTCTTACGGTTGTCAACGCGGCCGCATCACGATTTGCGGAAATGGTATCACAACAAGACATTATCCTCTCATGAAGGTTATCAACCTTAGGAGGCCCATTTGGATTTATAACTGGATCAAAATCCTCTGCATGAGTGAAAAGAAAGTTTACACCACCCTGTCTACACAATTGAAAGTTTGAAGCCCTAGCAGTTGTGGTCAAACGGCCATCAATCTGTTGCCCGGGTCTCCAATCCCCAATATCATCGTAGCCATACTTGTACGCCTTGTTCATAATGAGATCAATGACGTAATCCTTAAAGGCAGCGCCTATTTGGGTAGATTTGCCAATGCCAGCTCCGCCGGTAAATATAAATGAATGACCAGAAGCCTTTACCGGGGATGGTTCCCTACAAGCTGAACGAGACAAAGTGTGCAAGTGGGTAGTAATATTTGAAAACTTGGTCTTAAGCTCTTTGGTCACAGAAGCCTTCTTAACTATGTCCTCCAACTTCAAGTTCAAATGATGGGCAACAGTTTGCAAACCCTCTGACCACGCTTTGGGAGCCGTCGATCCACCAACTTCAGACCTACCCTCCAGCTCGTTAATCATAATCCGCCAATGGGGATCGGAAGAATTGATTATACTGGCCGGGAGTCTAAGAGTGACAGGTGACACAAAACAGTCACGCTCATTATAGCTCAAAGAATGGTGGTGGGGTGCAACGCCGCCATAATTGGAAACAACGAAAGTATAAAGCTCGAAAATCTGAGAATAAGAATCGACCCCTATGAATCTGCCAAAGTCTCCTTTAAAAATGGAATCGGCGCACTGCCACATCATAGCCAACACTCTATCCAGATCAATCAAATAATTGGTGAATGTCCCAGCAATGATTGTTCCTCCGACGATGGGGGCAACCTTCTTCGAAAATTCGATCAACCCAGACATTGAAAACTCGGGAGGAGGGCCATCAACGGTCAGCAGTGCGCAAAAAGAAGCCACTAACGCTGACAACTTGGACGTCATAATGCCCAAATCACTTTGCGTAATCTCTATCAAGCCTTGCATGGGACCATGAGGAATAAAACTAGCAAAAGGGCCATCACCAAACCACCTGGCGAGCCAACCCTTTTCCTCTTCGACAAGAGGGCTCTTAGGGTCATCATATGGGTCATCACTACTAACGTGCTTAGTAACAAAAACATCATCAACCCTTTCGGAGTCCTCGTCCTCTGGTAAAAAGAAATCAAAGCATCTACGCAATGAAGATGAACAGCCCTTAATCAAGAATCTAAAAATTTCCTTGACTTTATCAACTTTGGAACCTACCTCAAACACTGGGAATAGAGATACTAAACTCTTTTTAAAACGCACTGCCCAGGGATTGGTAAAATCTAATGATCTATAAAAAGTATTTATGGCCATAACAACATCATGAACACCACACTGGCCTTTATAAGCTGAAACTAAAACATCATACAAAGTATTAGAGCAATGAACTATATTCGTCAATATTGAAAATCTGTCCACGTAATCAGCTGCCATGCCCTTAAACTGGGACATAGCTCCATCAGATATACTCTCGGTAACATAATCAGAAGTAAAGTCCCAATTGGTGGCAATAGAAATAGCCTGAGCCGTCAAAGTCTCACAAGATCTAG